CCGCAAATCGATCCAGGCAGCGCGCGGAGAGCGTCAGGAATCCGACATCGGAGAGCCGGGCATCGTCGGCAATCTGCTCGAGCCGGTGCTGATACAAAACGCCTGCGACGTTCTGGGCATCACCCAGGTCGAGCAATCGCCTCCGGTGATTAAGCTCGAGGATTTCGAGGTCTCATGCGATGGCATTGCCACGATCGACGAACCGCTACTTGTTGCGTCAGGCGCAACAGTCCGCATTGAAGGCGCCGACGAGATCACCCTCCAGGGTCGTATCCCCATCGAGTGCAAGGTCACGACCGCACCGCCGAGCGATGAAATCCCACTTTATCGCGGACCCATTCAGCTCCAGGCGCAAATGATGGCGATCGGCGCCAGCACCGGGATTATTGTCACGCTGCATCGGGGCATTGAGCGTCGGATCACCATCATGCGCGCGGATTTGGATATTCAGGCCGAGATCGGGCTACTTTGCACCGACTTCCGGCTGCGCGTGATTTCTGAAAATTACTACCCGCCGGTGAATGTCGACGATGCGGTGATCGCGCCGGCGGAGAAAAACGAAATTCCGGTCGAGCTTAACGGCCTCGAGAACGATATCTATCACCTGGAGCTGTTACGCGATCACCGGCGCCAGTTGAACGACGAGATCGAGGAGTTGGAGGTCAAGGTGATGACCGCGATGGGTGACGCGACACTCGGGCAGGCTGGACCCTACCGGGTGGAATGGCCGGTCAGGAATTACAAAGCCCAGCCGGAGCGCGTAGTCGCCGCCAAAGAGGCGCGCACCATTCGTTTGAAGTCTTTGATTATTCGGAGTAGTATCTAACCGATCCCGCTCTCCCTTTGCGGGATCAACCACTCCTAAAGGTTCGGCCGCTGGTCTTTTGACAGCGGCCTTTTTTTAGAAGTGTTCCTCGCCGTCCTCGACTTCGATCTCATACTCGTCGACCGTCTCGACCTCCCAGCCTTCCTCCTCGAGAACTGCGGCGTATATCTCCTCGGGGTTCATGTCGATCGATAGCCCCTCCGGGAATAGCTGCGTGTAAATCATCGAACAGCCAGAGCGGCCGCGCTCGGGTAAAAGCATCAAAATCTCGCCCGATCGGATGTAGAGATCACCTTGTTCCGTTACCAGTTTGATCATCCCAGCGGTTGCCTTTTACTGAATTTTCCCTCGCGGTCAGTATTTGCAGATTCCAGGGAACGTGAAGGCCGCAAACCAATTTGCCGCGCAGCGGGACGATGTGATCGACCGAATGCGGGACGCCGGTTTCGGCGGTGACTTCTCGCGCCTGGCGATAAACCTCATCGATCTCAGCCTGCACCAGGTCATTTTCGCGCAGTATGTTGGCGCGCTCAATGTAAAGCCGGCGCCTCTCGCGACATTTTCTGTTCGTGCTTTTGTACTTCGGCCGGATGTAGCGCGCCGGGTATATATGAGCCCTGTTTTTGCGGTAATGATCGCGCCAGTATTCGGCTCGAGACCCGCGCTCCTGGTCATATTCGCGCCAGTATGCGCGCTTTTCTGCGCGTTTCTCAGGGCTCAATACGGTGCATTTGATGGCGTTGCACGTTGTGCAGCATTTATTGGCGGTATACCTGGGCGCCAGGTGCCCGAACTTGCAGGGCTTCCCGGTGAAGTAATACGCGGCCCCATTATTCCGAGCCTGTTCGACCGATCTGATCAGATATTAAACGGGCGCTTTATCCTCCCGCATTGCATCCGACAGTCTGTGCGCCCTTGCCCCCACTTGCTCGGCCCATTGGGACCGCAACATTTCGTCCGCTGCCTCCGCGAATCTTTCCTCGCGCATATACGCTATTGTTCGCTTGAAGTTGAGGAATCCGAACGTCCCCATATTGAAACACATATTGAGCACGACCATTTGCCGGGTTTCGGATAGGTCGCGCCATTCTGGAAAAAGCTCGTCGAGCTCCTTCATCAACCGCACAATATCGCTCTCAAGCATGAACTGCGCCTCGGCCCTGGTGATCCCAGTGTCCTCGAGGTTGCGCCCGACGCCGATGGTTAGCTTCCCAGCGGTACAATAGTAAGGCTTCAGCTTGCAGCCCTCGTCGAGCTCCAGCCATTTGGTCAAAACCTTGAAGTCGACGCCGGCCGTCATCTTTCAGTGTTCCCGAACTTCTGGAGCGCGCCCTTCGCCAGGTCGCCCATGTAGGGCGCTGCGAAATAAAAGCCCAGGATCAGCATGACCGCCGGGGTCATGGTATCGATCCGACCATCGAGGATGGCTGTGCTATCTGCGAGCTTTGCCGCTGCGTCGTCAGTCACCCAGATCGCCACCAGGGAGCTGACAGTCGCAGCCAGGAACATAAAGAGCCACACCCCGGTGATCCCAAAGGCGATAACGCGACGCGCCAGTCTGGAGCCGCTGGTCGACTCGAGCCATTTGATCGTCATCTGGCGAGCGTCGGCTTCGGCCTTCATTAGCGCCTCGCCTTGCTCTTGTTTGGTGTAAAAGGATTTATCGATCAGGCCGAATGTCCTGTCGATGATGTCGCCGGTCGCCTTACTTGATCCGAACAGTTTTCCCAATAAAGACACGACGCCCCCTGGTGATCATGGTTTGTTGTTGCGGGTGTTATGTTGACCGATATCAGCCGGCATCGTCGTCCTTGCCGAGTAGTGCCTGGATCGTTTTGGTTTCGTAGATTCTGATAGCAGTCCAGACGATCGTGAACAGCGCAGCCATAGGCGGCAAGATTGCGCCCATTGATCCGATCATCGTCATTATACTTGCAGCATCAATCGCTTGTTTTGTGGATTCAGTAACCAAAACGCGCGCCCCCAGGAGTTTGCTGGATTCTACCAGCCGACCCCATCCATTCAAATGTCAAATAATTGTCCGGCCCTAATGATCGACCGAATCTGCGATTAAAGACCTGGCGCGCCGCACATCATTTCGAGCTGACGTTTGACAGTGATTTTTGTGAAATGGCGAGAAAAGGAAATCGATGACGATTCGGGTTTGCTTCCAGCCAAACCTCCGCCGTTCTCTCCAGGCGCGCCCACTGACCGACTCGTTCGGATTGTCCCCGCCGACCAGCGTGTTGATTAGCTGAGATATTGCATTGCCCACGCGCAGCCCATAGCGGCAGAGGCGAAAACCAATACGACGACCGCCAGGCTCAATAACGAACATACCAATATCCCTTCTATTAGCCTATCCATCGCCGCATTGCTTTTGATATTCAATTTCTTGAAACGTCATAACTCCAGTAGGCTCGTACCAGTCGCACATATTGTATTCGCCGTCATCATTAGTGTCGCAGTAGCGATCCCATGAAATCGTCGAAAATGAAAAAGAGTCTGCGGGTTCAAACGCCTCGCACCATTCTTGAGTGCCTACCTCGCTAGTGCTCTCATAGTCAGGCACATAGTCGCGCTTTTCGGATGGATAGTTGCGAACGTAGTAGTCACCGTTTCTGTATTCTTTCTTTTGGTAAAGGGTGTCGTAGATGCTTATATAAATATACTCGCCGTGTCCGAGCGTGTATTGCGTTCCGTCATCGTAAAGGATGACTGTCTGACCAAATGCTACCGCTGACCATAACCCCAATACTGCCAGCAACCCTTTCATGTTTAGTCCTCCGACTCTGGTTTATGCTCTGGCTCCTCTGCCGGCGCTTCTGGTTGCAAAGACGCTTTATGCGCCTCATAAGCCGCGATGACTTCCGGCGTATGCACTGCCTCGCAGACTGCTTGAACCTCTGCATCCTCTGCGGAGTAATCTTCACCCGCTTGGATAACGTGACGATGAAACGAGCGATTTAGCTCTACGTCATCACGATAGATAACCGTAGCGGTACGCACCTGCACAGCGCGATACGGCCCTACGATTTCAATTTTGTCTACTTCTGTTCTTTCTGTTAATGCCATTTTCGTTTCCTCTTTAGTCCACCTCAATCATCCGAGTGAGGTAATTAAGCTACTTGATAAACTAAGGTAATTCTTGCATTTGCCGATTCGTTGACAATTTGCTGTGGAGACGCGCCCGCATCATCTGCGACGTAATACGGAATGATGTAATCTGTGTTTTGAAACTGTAGTGGCATCAAGCTACTACCACCAGTCCAATTTAGTTCGCTAGGCAACATAGATCCAACAGCATAATTCTCACTAATGCCATTGCTAGAGGTAAATGGCAGTCCGCCGATACGATATGAGCCTGTGCCTGTGGCAGACGAGTATTGGACGATCAGGTTAACATAAACCATTCGACCAATTTTTGTATAGCTTCCAGTTTGCAGTAAATATGTGGTCGTTCCTGCTGTAGTGGAACCAGAAACTGTTGGTGTAAATGTCCCTTCCTCGTAATCGTCTAAATGATTAGCCGCACCAGTACCACCAAGGTATGCGCCGCCTGAGAGGTAGAGGTCTTGAAATCTCTCTGATGGAGCCCCTAAATCAATTACATCATCTACACTTGCGCCTGCAACCATTGGTGCAACTGCATTAGTACCAAATTGAAGGCCAGCATGGTTTGCGACAGAACCGCTTATAAATAAATTATCTGAATTTATAACACCAATATTCCCCACAGTGGTGCCGCTTTTGCGGAATTGTGCAACGTCGCCATCAGTGCCTGTCCTGTTTAATGTCATAGGCTGGCCGCTTGCGCGGGTTCCCAACAAAGCACCGTCGGCGTTAAGTTGACAGCCCGCAACCGTAATGTCGTCTGAAGTTTTCCCAACCAGCACGTTGCCGCTGGCATCTAGCGTCATGCTGTCAGAAAAACCATAGTTTCTGGCTTGGAACACCAAGTTGGCGGTGTTGTTGTCTGCGTTTAGCCTGCTGACAATGCGTGAGCCAGCGTAACCACCCGACGAATTTGTGATCTGAAACTGTAGTCCAGCGCCATAAGAGGCGTTATACACACCAGTTGTGGTGACTCCGGCTACGATGCTATTTTGGTCGCCAGTGTTGGTTGCTCCAGTGTTACGCAGGATTTTTGCAGTGCCAACCACATCCAAGGCCACAGTAGGCAAAATCGTACCAATACCAACATTCTCAGACGCATCAATCGTAATCGCAGTGCTTGTGGCGTTATCGTCGATGCCTGTGGAGGTGAACCCTGTCAGCGTTCCGACAGAAGTGATGTTTGGCTGTGCAGCGGTTGTCAGCGTTGCTGCTATTCCAGAATCAGTCACCGTTAGTGCCGTAGAAGTGGCGTTATCGTCGATGCCTGTTGACGCAAAATTCGAGATTGTTCCGCCGTCAATGTCATCGCCCGAGATCACGTTGTCGCCGAATGAGACGCCGTTCGCGAATGTCGCCGTCGCGTTAACGGTCAGTGTATCGCCGGAAGTGTCTCCGATGGTGACGTCGCCGGTCATAGTGACATTGGACGCCTCGCCGGATACGTTGAGGAACCGAGAATCCGCGTCCGCCTTCGAGTAGACGTCAAGGTTTGTCCGGGCATCGGATGCGGTTGTCGCCCCGGTGCCGCCCTGGGCGACCGCCAGAGTGCCGTCGACAGTTTTAGCGCCGCCGATATTGACCGTCCAGGACGCGATCGTCCCGCTTCCAGCAAACCCAAAAACATCAACGACCAGGCTTGTCCCGCTGTAGCTGGTCACAATACAGTCGAGGAAATTGGTGTCCGGGTTAGCAGCGTCCGCGATTCGCAGCGGAGTGCCGGCCTGGTATGGCTTCCCTGAGCTCACCGTGAAGGTTTTTGATCCGGTGCCGATGGAGGTGGAAGTCGTCGATGTGTCGTTATAGATGTCCCCGGCGTGAGTGACAAAATCCTCGAATGCGTCGGGTAATCCGTCGACGTAATTGGTACCCTCGAAATCCGCCAGGGTATACGTTCTGCCGTTTAATGTGACCGGATATGCCATTAGATCAATTCCTCTATTTCAAGTTGTCGCCCGTAATACTCCATCGTTCGATTCTGGATCGGGGTCGTCGAGACTAGGCGCCCGTATATGTTCTGCGTGACAAATGTCGCTTCATCATTCGGCTGCGGGATCACTAGGATATCTTTCGCAATCCCGCGCCGACGGTCGATGCTATTAAAGACGTTCGAGAAAATCTCCGCCTCCGGGATGTTTATCAGCTCAAAAGACACCCGCCGGAATCGCTCGACCTCATCGATGAACGTCTGCCCCCCTCGTGATTTTACCACCCGAGACTCGTCAACGAACTCAAATTCAGCGCCGAATGAATAATTTTGTGACGGTCTATATGCCGGCCCGGATATCAGGCGCCCGATTTCAATATATCCATCGGTGTTGGTGGGGTCGACAATATCAATCCGCAAATACTGGGCGACGACCGGGCTCGTCAATACTCGATAAGTCGAGATCGTATAATCCGCCGCAACCGATGGGTTCAGGAATCCGCCCCAGGAAAAAACACCCCAGGGAAGCGTTCCGAACTCCTCGATGATCGGCCAGGCTTTCGCCGTTCCGCTGTCATAAACAGTTGTCGAAAAATCTGACACCGTAGACAATCTGACCCGCACCGTTCCCGACTGCGTGATGTTGTGGCGGATAATTGCGACAAAATCGATCACCTTGCCGGACCCAAAATTCGCGTCGATCTGGATCGTTGTCGCCGCATCGGAGCGGTAAACCTTGACGAGCTGGCGATCCTGCACGTTTGCGATCGGCAGCGTTGAAACCTCCGAATCAGCCGTCAGCGATGTCGCATCATCGATGCGGTTTTCGCTTGAAATCATCATGCTCGACATATCAGCCCCACAGCTCCAGCTCTACTTCATTGACCGCCGCGTCCTCAAAAAGCGACACAACCGAAAACAATTTCCCCGAATCGAGAGAATACCGCGAAAACGTCACCTTTACGACGTCCCCGAGCTTCAGCGTAAACGGCTGCGCCTTGCAGCGGATTCGATAAATGTCCCGTTGCACCTTGTAAAGATTCAGCAGCCGGGTCGCCTCCGCCGATGCCCCGGCCGATGCGGCAAATGCCGAATCGAGCTCCAGAAACTTCGCATTTGGGTAAATCGCCGCAACGGCCGAGTCGGTCGCGACTACGCTGGCGCCCTCCCGCTGGAAAAAATCAGGGTCCGCTGCGCCACTATCGAGCGCGTCCTCGTCGAATACGGTGTGATTTTTCTTGTATTTCACGATGACCGTCGACGTCGGGATTTCGGTTGGCAGTCGCTCCAGCTCGATGATATTGGTCGAGTCCAGCTCGAGGTCCGGCGTACCGCTGGCAACCGCCACCCGGCCGACGTTGAGCTTGCCGGATCGGTCGAATCCATAAAATGCGCCGACTGTATTGGCGATATTGTCGAGCGTGTTCAGGATGTTCGACCTGGTGGGGATATAAGCGCCCACCGGCGCGCTGTTCGCCGTATTGAGATCGGCAAATGATGCGGTATCGAGATCATCGGGATCGGTCAGTCCGCCATATTCAGCCGCCAGGAACCGAATGATATCGGCAGCGGTCTCCTTGTATGTGCCGCCCGGCTTGGCGCCTTTAACGTCGCACGTTAAATTCCCGGCGACTGCCGCCGTCATGGTGAAGCGCCCATTCGTCAGGTCGGCGGTGAGGTTGGTCGTCGCGACTCCATTCTCATATACCGCGACAATCGATTCGATCTGCCCGTCATGCACCTGGTACACCTTCGCGGCCGCGTTCGAGTCATCGACCAGAATCGGCGTGATATTGAATACCTCCCCCAGGCAGATCGGTTTCGCGACGCCCTCCATAATCGCCGAACCCTCATTCCCCCCGGTGCCGGCGTAGGTATTCGGCGGAAATGTGCGCGTGAACTTATCCTGGCCGTCGCGAATCACGACCCGGAGAACAAGGTCGTCGAAGTCGACTGACTTCGATTGTCCCTTGAATATGGTGAAGTGCTGCGACAGATTGGCACCCTTCTCGCCGACCTTAACCTCGACCTCGCGGTTGTCCCAGGCATACCCAGCAAATGCGTCCAGACCGCCGTCGGCATTCGCCAGCTCAATCGCCCCGAACGATGGCCTTGATTCTCCGCCGATCTTCGAGGATGTGAACATCGCGCGTTCAAAATTCAGCGCCTCGATCACTCTGGGCTCGAAGTAAGTGCTCGCCGGGGTTTCAGACGGAGCCGATACATAGCCGCGATCCGATAGGTAAACCGTGACCGTCGACGATGTGCCGGGGTCGTAGGGCTTCAAAATCACAATATACGATTTGGCCGCGTATGGATTTTCGACCAATTCGGCGAGAGTTGTGGCGACCATTATTGTCGGCCACCCGCCAGCGCACGACCCGATTCGATTCTGGTGAATTGCCTGCGAAGGTCGACGATCTCGTCGCGCACCTCATTCACGGCCTTGATCAAGTCCTTGCCGCCCCGGTCATTGATTGGGGAAACCGTGCCGCCTCGACCGGGGATAAACAGCTCCGGACCATCCTCTCCGACTATCGACGCCTGGCCGCGCTCGAGCGGTCCACCGAACTGTCGGCCCTGGACATATAGAGACCCACCCGCCACCGCGTCGGCCTTGTTGAATAAGGTCTTTACATGATCATCGAAGCTAAAATCCAAAATCATGTTCTGGAGATTTGTGATCATCTTAATCAGCTCGTCGATCATGCTCTGCGAAAATGGTTCCGAAAATTCATCGCTCACATTCGGGAATGTGCCACCCTTGAAAATGGCCTCTCGGATGCGGTCGAAGATATTGCCGTCTGTCGGTGCTTCTCCGCTTTGTGCGATATCCACCAGACCGCCGAATACACCTTCGAGAATTTTATCGACGATCTCCGTCACATAACTAACATCAAAAACGGATGTCCCGCCGAATATCTGCTCGGTCACCGCATCGATTGCCCCGGTAACGCCGTCCTTGATTGCTTGCTGGAATGTCTCCATCGTGACCAGGATCGTTTTGATCACATTCTGGATTCCCTCGATATTTCCCGCCGGTCCAAAGTTTCCGAAATACTGACTGAAAAACTCGAACCAATCGAAGTTATCAATCGACCCAGAAAAGCCGCCAAATAGTCCGCCCGATGCGAAGCCGGGCATTCTGCCGGAATTGATTGCATCAAAAAAAGATGAGCCGAACTTGCTGACCGAGCTTGCTCGAATAACATATTCGCCGTCGGACAGCATAGCCGGGACGCGATCCGCCGTCGGCCCACCCGGACCGCTCACTCTCCCGCCGGTAGCAAATCCCTCAACCATGCCGCCATCGCGCAATCCTGGGATCAGGTTTTTCAGAAAGCTAAGACCAACCGACGCGATCGCGGCGGCGGCAATCTGCTCAAGTGTGCGGATGATCGCATCCTTGAAGCTGGAAAAACTACTCAGCGCGCCAGAGAAAAAACCGCCCAGCGCATTGGTCAGATTTCCAAGCGCGGCGCCAAATCCTCCCAGCGCCGAGCCGCTCCCCCCGAATAAACCTTTAACTGCATCGCCAAACGCAGTCACCGGAGCCGTGCCGAAACAGTTGTCGATCGCGGGTTTTACGCCCCCGGCGCCGAGCAATTCATCGATCAGACCTCCAAGCGCGCCAGAACCGCCAACAATGCCATCAATCTCGTTCAGGAATTCACCGACCGGGGTCGCGTCGAATGAATCTTTTATCATGCGCTCGAAATCGGTCAGCGTGGAATCGTTAAGCTCGGTGATTTCCTCTCGTACGCCCTTCACGGCTCGCGCGTGTTGATCCGCCGAAATGGCTCCGCTTGCCAGCAATGCGTCATAGTCCGCGAGATCTTGGTTCAGCTCGGCAATCTTTCGCTCGACCGCCGTCGCTTCCTCGAGTAACTCCCGTTGGTTTTCAGTCATTGTCGAGGTCGCTTGTATCGCCTCGACCAGCTCGCCACCGAGAGACTCCAGCTCCATCTCAAGGGCGCGAACTTGGTCCGAATTTTCGCCGAATATCTCTTTCGAATCGGCGAGAACCACGTTCAAGTTGCTGATTTTTTGGCGTATCTTCTCGACCTCGCTTTCGACGCCGGTAAAGTCGCTCGCCAAAACCTTGACCATCGCTCGGTATTCTTCGATGCCGATCTTTCCGGTTTCAAACTGATTTTTGAGGATCGCCATCTGGGCGGTGTAATCCTCGAGGTCTTTCTTCGGTTTTAGTGCTTTCTCGCGCAGTTGCTCGAGCGCGACGCGGAACTCATTGGTCCGCAATGTTGCGTCGATTTCCTCGTCGGCAACATGGTCAACCGCGTCAGCAAATGCCGGGAGCTCTCGCCGCTCGGCCGTGACGACGATCTCTTGCAATTCTTCAACCGCTCCGGCAAATTCATCGGTCTGAACTTCCGCGCCTTCGGTACTTTTCTCGAGGAGCCCGAATTTTTCCGCTATCTTTTGAAGGTCGCCAGTAAATGCCGCGACCCCGACAGTCACCGCCGCGATGGCCGCGCCGATTGCCAGAATCGGAAGCGCGGCCGGTGCCGCTGCAACGGCCAGCCCTGCGAGCGCGGTCGTTAAAGAAACGAGACCGCTGACTACCCCGGCGAACTTTATCGCCGCCCAGGCTGCGGCAAACGCCTTCACCGCCGTCACGATCGTCCCCAGGTTGTCGAGCATCCACTGAAGGCCGGTCAGCAATCCCTCGGTGATCTGAACAATCACCGGCGCGAGCTTTTCTGATAGCTCCTGCAACACCGGGGTCGCCTCGCCGAGCCCTTGAATCATCGCGACCTGGACCTGGCGCTTCATCAGCTCCATCGTATCGTTGAATTCTTCAATCGCCGGGACAGCAGTGTCGTCGATCTCGAGGCCGAGCTCCTTCATTCGGCGCTCGGTTTCTTCCAGCGATTCGCTGCCGCCCTCGAGCATATTGACCATCGAGGCGCCTTCGCTATCGAATAGCTTGAACGCCAAACGCAAACGATCCGCCGGGTTTTTGACCCCTTTGAATGCGTCCGCGAGAACCTTCATCCTTTCGGATAGTGGCAGCTTCTGGATATCTTCGGCGCTAATCCCCAGCTCGATAAGGGCATTTTTCGCCTCGCCCGTCCCCTGGGCGGCTTCCGCTGTCCTGCGGACAAATCGCTGGAGTGCCATGTTTGCCGTATCGGTGGAGATACCGGCAAGCTCGGCCTGAGTCTGGAATTTGAAAAGCTCGCTCGAAGTAACGCCGAGCTTTTGTGATGTCTTGCCGAGAGCATCGGCAGTCTGGAGCGCATTGCGCGCCATGAGACCGAAACCGGCGGCGCCGGCTGCTGCGGCCAGCGCCCCGGTCATTCCGCCGAGTGAGCGTTTTAGATTGCCGATAGCCTTATCGGTATCGCCCAATCCCTTTTTGACATTCTTGACGGCTTTCGAGGTCTGATCAACGCCCTCGAATATGACCTTTATGACCTGATTTGCCGCCATTCATCGCCTCTTTTCTTTGCTTTTCAGTTTCTTCCGCTTGTAGCTGAAAGAAAATTGACCATTCGATGAACTCCTCGACCGACATTTCGGCCTCGAGCTGGGCGACGGTCTTGCCCAGTTTCTCAGCCAGCACAAAACGAAATCGCCTGTCGGCCGATTCCTTTAGTTTCCCTCAAGCGCCTCAGCATCGGTAGACATGATTTTGTTCGCGATTCTGGCGACGATAGTTGCGTCAACATCCTCTCGGAGTGCGCGCTTATCTTCGATTGTGAAGATCTTATCGCCGTTCTCGTCGACCAATTTCATAATCAACAATTCGGCCAGGGTGTCCGCGTGGGATTGCTTCTCCGTCAAATGCTGGAGTCGCCCCTGGTCGCGCAAGGTAAAGGGCGACGAGTACGCGACCAGCGGCCCGTCCTCGTCACCCCATTCCTCGACTTCGATGCGCTTTAATGGCTTTGCCTTGAAATGATCGGTCGCGCGCGATATGACGCGAGACTTTTCACCCTTGGCGGCCATTATTGCACTGTGCCTTCAGTCAATGCACCGTCGCCCTGGAGAGACAAGGATGCCTCGACCAGGCCATCGAATGAGCTGTTGATCGTGCGACCAGTAACAATCGCCGCACCAGACAGCAAGTGATCGCCAGCTGTCGATCCTTCGATCTGAAAGTTTACAGTGACCTCACTCCCCACGGTGAGAGCGCCCTGGCCGCTGGTGTCGGTATCGTCGAAAAATACATCGACGGAACCACTCCAGCTTTTGAGCGATGTTTCAAATGTGCGATAAGTGTCGCCCATTGAAGTCGACTCGATGGTGTCCATTGTCTCGTCTACGCTAAAAGATCGGATCTCCGCAATCGCGTTGGCTCCGACTTTAACGGTCCCGCTGTTGCCCGTTAGTGTTGCCATTTAGTTTGCCTCCTCGGCTTTCGGTGTTGCGGCTCGATCTTTCGATTTTGCCTTTGGTTTGCTGGCCGGCTCAGTTGTCCAGCCGTTCATTATGAGCCGACCCGCATCGACTTCATAAACCGTTATCGGGTCGCCACCTTTAGGCGGCCACACCTGAATTCGTTTCGCCATGTCTTGCTCTCCTTTATGCGGCAGTACCGACCGCGTTTTCGACGGTCACATAATCGACCTCGATGCTGATTTTCCCGGTCGCGATAGGTTGCTCACCTTCGCCGGAAAAATCGGCCTGAAAACTAGAGACCCGCGTATCTTTCGCGAGTCCGCCTCGAGTTAAATCCGCCGCGAGTGCCTCCTCGACTTCCTCGCTGATTGTATCGAGATCGTTGTCAAAATTCGAGACCCCCTTGACATAACAATCGACAGTAACCGTCAGCGTTCGCAGTTGGGTCCTGGGGGGGTTGATTGTCTGCGGCGCGATCTCCTCGGAATCGGTATAAATCGCCAGGCCGGGGAGCTTGCTGGTCTCCATAGGGTAAACCCTGGAGCGGAACACATTGCTCCCGGTTGTCGTCAGCCCGGTCAGCGCCGTCACTACATTGTCGCGGATTTGTTTGCGAACGTGAGCCATTTACTGTTTCTCGAGCTGGAGCATCGTAACGCCGGTCCCGTCGTCCATTACGACCCGGATCAGATAGCTTGTCGCGTTTACTGTCAGCGCATCACCTTCCGCCGCCGATGCGACATCGCTGGTTTTGCACTGGAAAATGGGCGCGCTTGATGCAACCGGGACAAATCCGCCGGCCTCTACCGGCTCGAATGCGTCGTCAAATATGCCGGAGATCGTCGTCGCAGCTCCCCCCGCCGGGGTATAAGTTGCAGACACGGCGAAATCATCGGAATCGAAAAATACCGCGCGCTCGGTGTCTGTCTCAACGGCCACTTACTTCGCCGCCTTTTTCCTGGTTGCTTTCGGCTTTGCTGCGCGGGTATCCGCGTCGACTTCATTTGCCTCGGTCCAGGCTACCGCCCGACCGCGAGATATCAGCCAGTGAGCATCGGCGTCGCTTACTTCGAGCGCCCTGCCGGCCTCCTGGTGCTCGCCCTTCCAGGCGATTGAACTAACGAGCTTCACTTTCATGTTATGACCTCAAAAAATAAAGGCGCCCCGAAGGGCGCCGTTTCGACTATTAAGTCGTGACGTCCAGAATCGCAGCGAACGATTCCGCATGACGGACAGCGACATCAATGTCCTGATACATCGCGATTCGGGTCGCGCCGGTAGCTGATCCGGTGTAGGGATCAACCAGCACATCGAGACCGCCGAACATGCCGATCATCAGGTCATTGAAGTTTCCGAAGATTATAGCCGAGCAAACACCAGAGCTGGTTCCTTTGGTCAAATCCGAAGGAACAAGCGTCGAGCTTGCTACGTTGTAACCCAGCAGGGTGTTGCTGTCGTTCAGGATGAAGTTACCCTCAACACCGCTCGCCTGGCGCGGAGTCTGACGCATAGCACCGACCACTTTCGGGTTGGTGAGGTATGCCAGATTTCCAGCCAGCGCGTTGTCGATGGCGACTTCCTTCTCGAGGTCGACCAGCTTGGCGTAAGTAACCGCACCGCCGTTGTTGCCCATTACAACGGAACCGATGCCGCTGGTCTGGGTGATGCCTTCCGGCTCGTTAGAACCGCCGCCCTCGATTGCCACTTCGTCAATCTTCGCCGCGAATTGGCGGGTCAGATCGTCGCGGATCACCTGCTCGACGCTGGGATCAGATTGCATTGACAGCTTGCGAGAGATATCAACGTACTGAACCAGAGTCTTGGGTGACATCGTTACCTGTCGGAAAGTCGGAGCGCCTTCAGCACCGGGCGCCGCGTTCTCAGCGACAAAGCCGACTGAGGTCTTGGCATTCAGTGCAGGAATGGCGACGTCGCCCTTCAGTCCTTGCATCATGCGAGCGCCCAGGCTAGAGATCACCAGGTTCGCGCGAAGCGCGTCGATGAACTCACCGCCAAGGTGGTCGGTTGGCTTCAAAAATCCGCCGGCGGCGTTGGTGCCGACCGTCAAATCCCGCTTGAAGATGCTGGAAGGAACGTAGAAACCGCGCGGCTCCTTGCCATATCGCTTGGCAAGCTCCTCCGATACCTCACGCTCGAAGCCGTCAAATCGGCCTGTCTGCGCTGATCGGATTGCGTTGATCAAGCTATATTGTCGCTCCTCTTTTGGTGTCAGCTCAACGTCAGCGACGTCCAGCGGCTTGTCGGCAATCTTGTCCAACAAAGCGCCCCGGAACTGCGCCAATGTCATGCCCTGGCGGATAGCGTCGTCAGCGAATGAACGCTGATTGTGCTTGGCGGCCAGGCCGAGCATTTCGTTTACTTCCTTGGATCGTTCGGCAGCGGCTTCCGCGCGTACCTGATCCAAATCGATTTGGTTTTCTTGTTCCATGATAGGAACCTCCTTTTCGATGGGTTTAATGGTAGCGGTGTCGGATACCTCGACCGAACGCCCCACACCGACCGACGGGTCGGCGGGAAGTGAAACGATAGAGACCTCCATGATTTCGGCATCGATTACTCGGAACAAATCCTGTTCGTCCTTGTCCCTTTCCATTCGCCGAACTTTGTACCCGATCGAGACATTCGAGCGAATGCCGTCGAGCACATCCTGATAAACCTCGTCAGCAAGCGCACCCTTTCCAAAGCGCACCGTCGCCCGGAGACGCCGGGCCGATCCGTCGAGATTTACGGATTCAATGACCCCGATTTGTCGTTCGGGGTCGTGATCTAATAGCAGCGGCGCGCTGCCGGATCGTAAAAATTTAAGGTCGAGCGTTTCCTCGGTGTGAACAATCAGCTCGCGACCGAATGATCGCTCGACTTCCTGCTCGCTCGAGACGGACATTTGAACGCGCCGGTCGTCTTTCTCCTCGACCTCGGCGTGTTCCATCCGATGAAATACCTCGGATTTCGAGAGGCGCTCCTCGTCGTAATCGTCGACGGCCTCCACGATATCAGGCTCGTCCGCCGCTTCCTCCTCGGGCATAGATTTCCCGAATGTGATGATGATCTCGTCGTCGGTCTCGACGACGTTTTTGATATGTCGCTGTTCCACTGCGCGATCTCCTGATTCTTCCATCTTGCCAGTATACTCCGCCGCTTTCTCGCTTTCATCATCTGACGCCAGCGGATGACCGTCGGGGAATAAGTCGGTGTCATGTTTGCCGCCCTGGAATCGGTCGTTCTTCATTGCAAACAAAAACGAATTAACCCTGGCATATCCCCACTGTTCCGGGGAGCTCACGCCAGGGCGAACCGAGCCGGGGTTTGTCTTATACGCGCCGATCCCGCGCTCCATTACTTCGCGCAACATGGCAAGCGTAACGCGGCGGAGCGGATCGTCGCCCACCTCCTCGTTGTGCTCGTCGCGCTTATTCTCGAGTGCGGTCTCGACCTGATCGGAGAGCTGGCGGTCCTCTTTCTTGCCTTCCAGCTTTTTGATCAGCTCGAGAATCGCGTCCTTCATGCCTTGCTCGCCCAGGGTGCCAATGACACCCCATTTCATTTGAGCGACGACGCCGGCGATATTGCTTTTGTTCGGCTCCTCGCTCGATAGATGGGCGCCATCCTCAAAATGACGCGCGGCCCAGGCTTCCCGCTCTTTGATCCAGTCCAACACCGAGCCAGCCTCATCGCCATCGCGCGCGCTTCCCCACAGCCGGAACGCATCATTGCCCCGGACATTCCCGCCGAGCGCCCAAACCTCGGAGTTGAATTCCTTGATGTTCTCCGCGAATTCACGGTCGAATTGCGGATATTCGGAATTGCGAAGCGATATCTTCTGGTCGTCGCCTTTCTTCGGAAAGTCAGTCGCCATCGGGCTCCTCCGTCATCGCGTCAAACGATTCGCCGGTCATTAAGTTGATCTTGCCGGGTCCGTATGGCGATTGGCCGCCGCCAAACGGCTCGAATGCCAGCTTCAGGCCGAACTGTTCGGCGAGCTGTTTGTCTCTGGCAATCTGCGCGAATACTTCCTCGACATCGCGCCCGTAAATGTTCGCGACATCCTGCATTGAGATCAGCCCGTTTGTCAGTGCGACAACATGGGCGGAAATCTCTTTTTGCGGATCGACCCATTGGAAGCCGCGCGGTCGGAACTGCGAAGCATCATAAAACTTGTCGAACTTATCGATGGGCAGATTCACCCGCCCAATCGTGAAAGCATTGGTCAGCCATCGCTGATAAACCGGCATGACAAAATGCGCGATCATATAGCTCTGGATCGTTTTGTAAAAATCGCGGTCCTCGATGCTACCCTGGCGGATGCTGGAGTAGCTGGTTTGCGTCAAATCATTCGCCAGAGAATGATATGAAACCCCCAGCCCGGACGCGATGCCGCGCAGAATCGACTTTTCAAAATCGCCGAACGCGGTCGTCGGATGCGATGGGTCCCAGGGCTGGAATTCGACATCTCTGGGGAGCTGGAAAAACGTGCCGGGCTCCGCGTCAGTGATCGGGACCACATTGTCCTCGAGATCGTCACCCATAAACCCATCGCCAGAGCGCGAGATGAAAAAGCCCATCTTGCTCGCCGCTGTCCTGGCGGCAACCAGCTCCGCCTCGCGATAGCCATGCAGCATTTTCAGCGATGTCAGCGCCGTCGACATCCAGGGAACCCCGCGCGTTTGCTGGGCTCTGTCTGGCATATACAAATGAAGGATGCTATCCGCTTCGACCCGCTGAGTGCGGCGATCATACTGGTGGAATTGGTAGTCGCCAGGGTGCTCGGTCATCATGTGATAAGCGACCGGGCGCCGGTATTGATCGAACTCGACGCCCATTCTGATCTCGTTACCATTTGGCGCGCGCTCGTTTTTCTCCTCGTCGATCAAATCAGGCTCGAGGAATTCGAGAGCGAATCGGTCCTGGTTGCCGTCATAATTGACAAAGCGCACCAGTGCCTCGCCGTCGCGCGCCATAGACTCCGCGACCATCGCCTGAGCGTCGGTAAATGACAGACGCCCGTCGACAGTGCAATTTCCGACGCGCGTCCAGCGCGCCCACTCCTGCTCAATGATCGAGTTGCCGATCGTGTCCAGGCTGCCGTCGACATTGGTTGCCTTGACCTGAAGCGTCGCGCCGCGTTCGCCGACGACGTTGGTTTTTACTAGATGCAAATACCGCCGCGCATATTCGTTATTGCGCGCCAGCTCCCGACAGCGGTTTCGCAGCGTTTTGAGTGAATAACGCAGCTCGGAGTCCGCCGAGCGTTGCGAAGTCACAAAATCAGAAAACAGCCGCCCGGTCGAAGCGCCATCGAATCCGCGCTTTTTGATCGGCTTCGGCTTCCGGCGGAAAATGTCAAACATTCCCATCAGATGAATCTCACTTTAACCGTGGCCGACGTTTTGCGACCGAGCTTGATTTCCTCGAGGCGCTTGGTTCTGTTGACCTCGGATTGATAATAGTCGCGCCATTTGACCAGCTCATCGATGGAGAGTTTGGTCAGACTGCGACCCTGGATCGAATAATTTGCGACGTCGGAGTCGGCTCGACCCTCGAGCAGCGATTCGATTTTTGTCAGCATTTTCTCGGCATGAGTGCGCGGGTCGCTGTTGTTGACATCAAGGTCAACGATTGCCGTGAACGCGCCGCGATCCACCACGATCCGATTGCTGTCGGAATTGCGGACAATTTCGAGTTGCCAGTGATAATAGCCCGGATTGAAATCCGCCGATGTGGTCGAGTCAGCCGTGAAAAGATAGGCGCCATTCGACGCGGTGCCGGTGATCTGTATCTCACTTGCCCCGCCGCCGGTAATCCGGGCGACATATGTGGCGGTGTAGTCGGCGGTCGGGTAGTCGGTCGTCAGGTCTGACCGCTTCCATTGAATATAGTCGCCGACGACGATCTCGGACGGTTCGCCCTCCGGCGCGGCTGCGGCATCAAATAGGTTTGCCAATTCCTACCTCCAGTTATTAACGAATCCGCCCGATTTTCTTGAATTCGCCGGTTGCTTTTTGCGCTCGGGTCTTTCACCGCTACCATTGATTCGCTGGTCCGCGATTTTGTCCGCTAGTATATTGACATTGAGACCGGAAATATATAGCGCCGCCATAGCATAACATCGAACGTCGAGAGCTTCATTCCTTCGGCGTTTCTTTACCCATTGGCGTTTCGCATGGCCGCGAATGTATCGAGTGACGAGCTGCTCCGCCGTGAGCTGGAGAAAATACTCGGGATCACGATTGTCGGGAAAGTGACAGTATCCAGGTCCGGGCTCGGTGATCTTCAGCCGGCCATAAACCAGCTCTTTCGCAGTGTCCGACCCGACCGGATATAGCCTCACCTTGCCGATATTGTTTTTGCTCGGGCGCCCGACCAGCGGACGACCTTCACCGCCGACACCCTTGATCCCAAACACCCGCCGCGCCTCGCGCGTTTTGATGTATCGATAAGTCGCCTGGGTGTGATGTCCGCCGGTATCGATGCAAGTCGCGCGAACGCCCAGCTCGCGACCGTCGGCGGTTTCATAGCTGGCGAACAGTACCGCGTCCAGGTCAGCCCACACTTGGGGGGCACTGGGGTCGCCGGGGAGAACCATATACTCAAGCGACCAGGTTTCCTCGTCCCGCCCGACACCCACCAGCTCCAGCTCGAGCCGGTCGTCCTGGACGTCGACCCCGGCGACGACCGTAACGACCTCCGCCGGCCAGGTCTCGCCCCAATCCTCCGCGCGAGTCTCGAGCATATCCTGATCAACGCTGTCGCCCGATTCCTCCCAAGTTTCCGCCAAGGAAACATTCACAAAGGTCTGGAGATCGCCGCTTCGCTTTTTCTCGAGGAATGATTGCGCGATATCGCCGAGCTTTCTGAAACACGAATATAGCTCGTTCAGGTGATAGCTGGCATGGCCTCGGAACTCTCTCGCCCCTCGCCATTCGCCGCGCCTGATCGCCGCGATGCGCTCGCCGTCTGACCACATAACGCCGCACCCGGTGCAAGCGTATTTTGCGGTCTCCGGTTGATCCTCGTCCCAGATGACGCTCGACCAGACCAGTTGCTGGCGGTGATCACAGCTCGGACACGGAACGTAGAAATGTCGCTGATCCCCTTGGACATAAGAGTCCTCGATCCAGCTTGCATTTTTGATCGTTGGCGTACTGATCTCGAGGAGCTTCCGCCGGTCGCCAAATGTGGCTGCGCGCTGCCAGAGTAGCGACACCGGATGACCCTCTTGGCTTTTGTCATAGCCGTCAGTCTCGTCGCAGACAATGAAAGGCGCCGAACGGCCGCGCATTGTTTTGGGTGATCCCGACCAGGAGAACATCAAAAAGCCGCCGGGGTATGACTTCATGCGCTGATTGTTCACGCCCTCCCGGCCGCGCGGCTTCGCGATCAACGCCTGGAGCTGGTCGTTACTCTCCACCAACGGATTGAATTTGGTCTCGATCCAAGTCGAAAGATCACCTTGCGACGGCTGCATCATTATTTGGCTTTGCGGGTCTTGCCCGATCTTGAACGCCTGGGCGCATAGCGCGAGCATCGTTTTCCCGACCTGGGCGGACCACATGAGCGTGATTCGCTGGCATTCCGGGTTAGCGGTCATATCCAGCGGCTCGCGCTGGTATGGCGCGTGATCGAATCGAATCAAGCCGGGGACCGCGTTACCAATCGGGACGCGGACATTCTGCTCCGCCCATTCGCTCGGCTTCAGATTCGGCGGCGGCTTTAGATGACGCGCAGCGGCGCCAATAGTCCGCCGCAATCCGTCGAAGTTGTCGAACTCACTCGTCATCGTCATCCGGCTCCAGGTCGAAGTCGCCGAGCGCCTCGAGCGCCTGATCGAGCTCCTTCAGAATCACGGCCTTGATCCGAGTCTCGTTTGACTCGCCGATGATCGCGGTCGCCACCCGGCTCGGGACCGAGCGGATGTTCGTTTTAATCTCGGCGAATGTATTGGCGAGAGCGCGCTCTAGTTGCGCCAGTGGCACGACCTCGCCGCGTACCTTCGCCAGCTCGAGCTCGACTTTTGCGGTCTCCGCTGCGAGCTTGCGGCGCTTCAGCTCGCGCTCGTCGGCCTGGTCGCCACCGGCGGCGGATTCCTTGGCACGTTGCTCGAGCCATGCGGAAACCTCCGCCGTGTTGATCCGCCAGGGCTTGCCGCGACTGCCGCGCTCGGAGACCGGCATCCCGCGCTTGATCCAGGCGTCGACCGTAGTATGTGACACACCAAACAGGTCGGCGACCTCTTGGCGTGTTACGTTTTTACCCCTTGTTGTTACCGGCATTCACACTCCCGTTACTTTTGGTAACACTTCATTATTCCCGAAATGCAATTTCCTCGCAGAATGCAAAGACCGCGCTCGCGAATCACCAGATCGGAAGAGCGTCGTGTAGGGAAAGAGTGTAGATCTCGGTGG